AGCAAATATGTATGCCAACGATGTATACGATGTAATTAGTTGGTTGGACAACAATGCTGATACGTATAATCCTAAATACAAGCAAATCGTAGCACCAGTAATGGAACTACTCAAAAAAGCAAAAGGCATGGAGCGTAAACCAGGCTCAGGAAAAGATGCACAATTTGGTAATGAAATTGTAAACACACTATATCCGCTAATGCAATGGATTGAGATGAATGTAGAAGTCGAAGTAAAAGAAGCTGCAAAGCCAGACTTTCTAGATCTAGACGGTGATGGCGATAAGAAAGAGCCAATGAAGAAGGCAGCAAAGGACAAGAAAAAAGACAAAGATTATGGCAAGTTTTCTGGAACACAAGACGAAATTAAAAAGCAGTATAAAGCTCATAAAAAGAAGCATGACAAGATTGGTATTGGTGAAGCCGACGATGATGAATTGAACAGTCAAGTTGCAGAAGACATGGCATGGCTTAGAAAAGCAGCAGGCATTGGATCAGGTGCTAAAAGTAACCACGGAATTCACGAAGGTGAAGAAGGTTACCAAATTACACCAAGAAGTTTAGTAGCCCGTGAGATGCGCAAACTTCAGGATATTGCTAAAGACTAATTATAAGAACATAAGTTAAACTTAAAGGGGAGCATTTATTGCTCCTCTTTTTTTGTGCAAAATATCACAAAAATTACAAATAAAATATTGACTAGATAAATAGAGTAACATATACTGTAAGAGTTAATACAGTATGTGAATGGCACATACAATAGGCACATAGGCAAAATATAGGAGATATAGGCATTATGGCATCACTAGCAGAAATCCGTGCGAAACTTAAAGCACAAGAATCACGTTCCGAACGAGGAACAAGCGGCGGCGACAACGCAATTTACCCACATTGGAATATCCCAGAAGGCAGTACTGCGGTACTACGTTTTCTTCCGGATGCAGATCCTAACAACACATTCTTTTGGATGGAACGTTTAATGATTAAACTTCCTTTCGCAGGGGTCAAGGGTGACATGAACAGCAAGCCTGTAGTAGTACAGGTACCATGTGTTGAAATGTGGAATGAAACTTGCCCAGTACTCAGCGAAGTGCGTGGCTGGTTTAAAGACAAAAGTCTTGAAGACATGGGCCGCAAGTATTGGAAGAAGAAGAGTTATATCTTCCAGGGCTTCGTTACAGAAAACCCAATGGTGGATGACTCAAGTCCAGAAAATCCAATCCGGCGTTTTGTTATCTCGCCAAGTATCTTTAACTTGGTAAAAGATGCATTAATGGATCCAGATATCCAAGAAATGCCTACGGACTACACACAAGGTTTAGACTTCCGTGTAACTAAAACTACTAAAGGTCAGTATGCAGACTACAGCACAAGTAAGTGGTCCCGCAAGGAAACCGCTCTAACTGAGACTCAAATGGCAGCGATTGATAGTTTTGGATTACATAATCTAACTGACTTCCTTCCTAAGAAGCCAAGCGATGTAGAACTTCAGGCTATCAAAGAGATGTTTGAAGCAAGTGTAGACGGACAGCCGTATGATGTAGAACGTTGGGGACAATACTATCGTCCGTATGGTATCAGTGTTCCTGATACCCCAGCAGCACCAGTAGCAGTTGCGGCACCAGTAGCTGAAGCGGCTCCGGTAGCAGCACCAGTAGCTGAAGCGGCTCCAGTAGCAGCACCAGTAGCTGAACCTGCTCCAGCAGTTGAAGCACCAGCAGAAGGTGGCAAGAGTGCAGAAGACATTCTTAACATGATCCGCAGCCGTCAAAAGGCCTAATACATCTGGGGGGAGAGGATAAAACTTCTCCCCCTACTACCTTTACTTTATAATGGAGAAATAAAATGAAACTTAGTGATAAATTATCAAAAGTCAGTGATTCATTGACACTTAATATGTACGACAATGGCTTCATGGTTGAAGTTAGCGGTAAAGATCTTAATGACGATTGGTCTACTGCAAAAATTATGGCATCTTCTAAAGAAGAGGTTGCAGCAATTATTGACGAAGCGGTATCTATGGAACGCGACGATTAATATAGTCAGATGTTCACACCGTTAGACTCTGTACTATTCCCGGATGAATGTGTTATTGTTAAGTCTGATAACACATTCATCTTTCCTATCTTTAAGAACGGTAGTAGTAGTTTAACTAGTAACTTTCCAAAAATACCACACAAAGATGTCGCCAATGTAACAGAAGTTACTGTCTTTATTAGAGAACCAATTGATCGTTTTGTTTCAGGAGTAACTACATATATTAAAAAGAATCCGCATATTCCTGAATCGGCTATTACTGAATTTGTTAAACAATTCTTGTTTTTCAATAGGCACTTCTGCCCACAGTTTTATTGGTTAGTAAACCTACGCAGACATTCAGACGCAACAATAAAGTTAGAAAATATAAGTAGGATTAGTGAGTATACTAACTTGCATAAAAACCACAGTGAGATAAAGATTCCAAGTGTAATTGCAGATAACCCTACCCTACATTTCTATATGGCGTTAGACAAGGTATTGTACTGGGAGTTGATAGGACAGACAGTAACATTTGCAGACATTGTACTTGCTATTAAAGATATGTACCCAGATGTATATAAAGAAGTTATTGAAAGATCTAAACAGATATGCAGTGTCCTAGACTAGATCACTATGTTAGATTTGACACAGACGGCTCAGTTTCTACGTGCGGCCACATGGTTAATCACCCTGATTTTTCTAATATTGATGCATTGCGTAACAGTGAATGGATAGCTGCTACTAAAGATAAACTAAGTAACGATGTATGGCCAGAAGAGTGTATCCGCTGTCAGCAAACAGAAGAACTTACACAATCCAGCATAAGACTGAACGCGATTAGTTTTGACAAGTTACAACGGAAACCAGACTACCTTATTGTTGGCGGAGTGCTAGACAACACCTGTAACAGTGCATGCCAAACATGCAATTCAAGTCTAAGCACACTAATAGGGAAACTTAGCGGTGACAACTACACAATAGACAACAGTGCTAAGTTTTGGCAACTTCCACAAGATAGAATAGTCCATTTAGACGTTAACGGTGGTGAGCCAAGCGTAAGCCAAAATTACAAGTATCTCCTGGCTAATATTCCAGAGAACGTCCGTAGTATTCGCATCAATACCAACTGCGGTGCTGTAATTCCCGGACTTGAAGAAATCGTAAAACGTAAGATTAAAGTAACTATAACAGTAAGTTTAGATGGCATAGGTAGAATACATGAATACTTGCGCTGGCCCATTGCCTGGGACAAGTTTTACTCTAACTTAATGATATATAAGAGCATGCCCGTACGCCTTAATACATGGACTACAGTAAGTGCATTAAACGTGGGAAACTTTGCAGATATATTGTCTTTTGTTGACACACATGATATAAGTCATAGTTGGGCACTCTTAAATAAGCCTGATCCAGTAAACGTAAAGTATAAGAATACATACACAGAGGTTGATGTCCCTGATGTCATTAGGCCAATGGTAGCAGTTGACAGTAATAACCAAACAGAGATACAAGCGTATATAGATTTACAAGATAGTATTAGGAAGATCAGTTACAAGGACTACTTAAAATGAAAATAGCAATTACAGGACATACCAGCGGTATAGGCAAGGCACTGTTTAACATATTAGAGAACCGCGGCCACGAGATGACTGGACTATCTAAACGCACTGGACATAATATCCGTACTATACCAAAGATTGCTGCCTTAGTTGAACCATGTGACATGTTTATTAACAATGCACAGGCAGGATATGCACAAACCGAGTTACTATATGATGTTTGGCAAAAGTGGCGCAATATTCCTGGTAAAAACATCTGGTGTATTAGCACTATGATGACTCAACAACCAGTCGATCCACCTATCCCTGGACAAGAAGAAATTGTAATGAGCCAATACCGAACACAGAAACGAGCATTGGAAGAAGCAGTTAACCAGCTACGTGCAAAGTCAGGTAGTTGCAGGATAGTAATTATTAGACCAGGCGGAGTGGCAACACTGGATGGTCAAGAACCCGATGATAGATTATGTGATGTAGACGAGTGGGCAAATCTTGTAATTGATACGATGGCAAACGCAGATGCACAAGGTATGCAGTTTACAGAACTGTCATTAGGCAAGTCACGCAGAGTAGTGGGTGTATGAAACCAAAAGACTACCTAACTAATAAGAAGTTCTGCCCTATGCCCTGGACTGGGTTAATGTATAATGTTGACGGAAAGGTTAAGAATTGTATTCGTAGTGCTAATGAATTAGGCAATATAAAAGACACTGATATTAAAGACATACTTACGGGTAAACTAAACACACAAACACAGGATAATATGTTATGTGGTAAACCTGGAGTTAATTGCAGTCCTTGTTATGATCTAGAAAAACAAGACAAGACAGTTGATATGTCAATTATCAGTGATCGTGTGTTTTATCTTAAAGAGCTACGTGATGTTAGTTTAGATACTTACAACACTACCGGAACACATGAATTACGTACTATTGACGTTAGATGGAGCAACCTATGCAATATGGCATGTGTGTACTGCGGTCCGCAGTTTAGCAGTAAATGGGCAAGTGAACTAGGTAAGAAAATTAGCACTCCAACTGAGCAACAACAACAAAACTTCAAAGATTACATATTCAGCAATGCTAAACAGTTAAAACATGTATACATGGCAGGGGGAGAACCCTTGTTAATGAAAGAAAACATTGAGCTATTACAACTTTTAAAACAGGTTAATCCAGATGTTAACTTACGGATTAACACAAATTTAAGTAAAGTAGACACAAATGTATTTGATCTAATCTGCGGATTTAAAGATGTGCATTGGACAGTAAGTTGTGAAACAACTCACAGAGAATACGAATACATTAGGCATGGCGGATCCTGGACTGACTTTGAAGATAATTTGATTACCATTCAAAAACTTAATCACCGTATTTCTTTTAACATGCTACATTTTCTTCTAAACTATAACTCAATATTTGCATGTGTTGATTACTTTAAACAACAAGGTGTTCATAATAATAGTTTTATCATTGGCCCTATACTAACACCGACGTATTTAAATATTTGCAATCTGCCTAACGACGTGTTACAATCTATAAAGTTAGAGTTAAACAAGCGAATAAATGAACACCCTGGCTTTTTGCTTGAAAACAGTTACAGGAATATGTTAAAATATTTAGATACTCCGTTTGAAAAGAACTTGTCTCGGTCTTTTAAAGAACTCCAGATTATGGACAAGAGACGAAATTTAGATAGTAGTAAGATTTTTTTAGATTTATATAAGATAGGAAACAACAATGGCTAAAGCATTTGACGTAAGTAAATTCCGCAAGGATATCACAAAGAGTATTGATGGACTTAGTATTGGGTTCCATGATCCTACTGATTGGATCAGCACTGGCAGTTACGCACTTAACTATCTTATTAGTGGTGACTTTCACAAAGGTGTTCCCATGGGTAAAGTTACAGTGTTTGCTGGAGAGTCAGGCGCCGG